GTGTGAATGTTACGATCCGCTTTCCAAGTGTCTAGTTTGGCGTATTCTCGGAAATCCGCCAACATCTGGGAGACTAGACTGGTAGTAGGAACAATTATGAGTAATTTACCTGTATTATGAGTTTCTAAGATCCAGCGACACAGAAGATACAGGATTAGAGACTTACCGCTTCCTGTAGGACTCACCAGAAGGGCTCTAGAATGCCCCAGGCTGTGTAGGACGGCTTCAACCTGGTAATCGTGGGGTTTGATCGTGGAGCCGTTAGCCTGGATGGGTAGATTCTCTATAAAATCGCTTATAAGGGCATTAGATGGCTTCTGGTACGTTCTTGGAGTAAAGGAGTAGGAATACCCCCGATCCTTGGCAAACTTAATCAAAGGTTCCACTAATCCAGCGTACATGGACTGAGTAAAAAGATTGAATAGGCGTATTTTGCCATCCCAAATCTTGTTCTTATAGGCTGGGGTGTACTTGAAATTAGGCATAGTGAAAGTAAAGTAGGAATTGAGTTCTTTCGCTAAAGAACGATCACAATCAACCTTGACCATAACTGCATCTGGTTGTGTAATATCCAGATCTGCCATTAAGCCCCCTGAGTAAACTTGATCCAGTCTATCATGGCTCGTATCTGCCATTGACGGTTCTGGACTATTTTAACAACACCTTCTAAATAATTAACAATTTCTTTTTGAAAATCTGTCTTTTGAGACATTCGGATATACTCGTCGTCAGAGTCTATCAGATCATTGGCTTCAGTTTTTAATACATTTAATTCAAACGGTTCCCAATTAAACTGGACAAGTTCTTCTTTGCTCATACGCCCTGTATAATACAACCACTTGTTTCTTCTGAGTACAGATAACTCGTTTTCAAGTCTCTTTAGTTTTATTCGCTCATCCATGAATATAACCAAATACTTGTTGTGTAATTGGGGTGTTCTACTAGACTCTGTGTCTAGAGCAGTTTGATCAATACCCAAATCAGATTTAACCATTTCTTTCACATCATTAATATTCATAATATATTCCTTAAAAATTAGGGATTAGACAAATCTTCAATTTCATAACCAGTAAATGCAAATTTCACACTAGCAGTCATTTCCAGAGAATCCGTAGCAGTAGTATTAAAATTTAAACCACTTAACGAAATAGGAAATACGTGTTTGAATTGAATAGCAATTTTTGGACGATATGAACTATTTGTTATCAGTAAACGAGCATCTGAGGTTTTTTCATTATACGGAAGAGTATGTTCATCAGATTCATAATTTCCAGTAGTTTTAATCCAAGTATGAATTTCTCTCCAATTAGTTAAATTCTCATCAACACGAAAAGTTAAATCAAGATCTTCGAATCTAAATGCTCCTGTAGGAACTTTGACTGGATGACCTAAAATAGTTGGCTGTTCTGCTGACCCAAACGCTAGTCCTGGAAGATTTGCACTCTGACAAAAATATGTCATGTTAGGAACTCTAGTCAAAACAAATTGAAAATAATTGACTATGAGTGCATTATGTGTTGCTGGGTTTGTTGGCATATAGTATTTATACAACAAAAAGGGGAGGCTCGTGAGAGCCTCCCCATAATCGTTAGTGTTAGTTAAAGTTCAGATTATGAACCGAAACCTGTGTTACCATGGAGGTTATCTACACGGAAGATACGATAGTATTGATTCTGTCCAACAGCATCAATGCTTGTGTTTTCCGAGAAAGGATTTGCTACCATGCCGTAACGAGTCTTGAAACCAATCTTTGGTTGGAATGTTGACTGATCAACGGCTCTTACCATTTGGAGAGGAACGTATGGGCAGTAGAACACGCCAGCATCGTATGGGCTTGCGCCACGATAACCAACCATGCAGAAGTTGATACCAGTTGCAGCATATGGATCAATGTAGACCTTGAACTTGCCATTGAGGATACCAGCAAAAGTATTGCCAGTGTCATCAACTTCGAGTTGCACGTTTAGTGCAGGGCTTACGTTGAGGAATCCACCCATCGCTAAAGCAGAAGCTACGTCTGAGGAGCAGACAACAAAGTTGCCCTTACCACGACGAGTTTCCTTAGCGATCTGATTTGCTTCACGTTCAATCTGGAACATGAGACCACGGAAACGTTCTGCGCTCCAACGACCATCAGAGTCGGTGTTGAGATCGTAAATACCAGAGGTTGTCAAATCTGTTTGAGCAGCACCTTGCTTGGCTACACGATAGAGGGTGTACATCAATTCACGGTTGATTTCGTTGAGAATTTCGCTGCTAAGAATATTAGCAAGTTCACTCTCAGCATCCAAACCGTGTACAGCCTTCAAATCTTGAGCCAATTCAGTGGTGTATTCAGCCTTGAGAGCACGAGTACGAGCTTCAACAGCAATACGTTCAATGCTGAACGCCATTTCGTTGAAAGTCTTAGATGCACCACCAAGAGCTTCACCATCTGAAGTTAACATACCACGGAAGCTACCCATTGCAAAAGTAGTACCTCTAACGTTACCAGCAGCACCAGCGGTTGTTCCGTAAGGAATAACGCCCTGGCTTGCCATTGTTGCAGCACCAGTAGAAGTGTTACCACTACCACCGAACTGAGCAAAGGCTTCTTGGAAGAGAGCTTCGTTACCAGTCTGAGTTGTGTACTTACTGCGCATTGCAAAGATGAGTCCCGTTGGAGCACTCATTGGCTGAACGCCAGCAATGTCGTAAGCCATCAAGTTTGGCATGGAACGACGAACCAAGCTAATCAAGATTGGATCATAACCTGCGAGACCGCCTGCAGATCCGACCTGAGCGTTTGAGAAGTTACCGCCCATTTGGTTGTTTGCAGTTTCAGTGATGTATTGTTGACGCAATGCGTTTTCTTGATTCTCCAAGAGAACAGCAGTGACCTTACGCTTGTAAGAGTCTTGAATTGAAGGAATTGACTCGTGATTGATGAGTGGTTCCCACTTTTCGAGTAAAGTATCGTATGGTGATGTTTGACTGAAATCCATTTTGTTTATCTCCTTTTGAGTATAATGTTAGATTTAATTTAGTGACTTAAGCGACCAAGTACGTTTACATAAGCAGACATCGGATCGTTTCCACGTGGAGCGATCTTTTGTTCTGTCAATGTTTCTGGTTCTCTTGCGGCAACTGGTGCTGCTTTGAGATAATTTTCTTTAAGAACCACAAGCTTGTTGTGGAATTCTTGTGGGCTGGTGTATGAGATGCTGTTTGCGAGACTTGCGAGACGCTCTGCATCAACTTGTGTTAGATCGGAAACTGCTTCCATGAAAATGCCACGAGCAGCAGTTTGTTCTAATTCTTGCTTGATACGCATATTCGTTTGAATCTGCTCATTGAGACTGGTTTCAAGTTCTTGGTTATCAGAGAACAAGTCTTCAAGAATATCTTGCTTGCTTTCTGGAACTTCAATGTAATGTGTTTCAAACAAAGACTTGAGACCATTGATAAAGCTTTCGGAAATTTCTGTACGAATACCGCTTTCAACAGCCAACTTGTTTTCCTTCATCCATTCATCAACAGCATAACTGAGATACTCATCTAAACGAGTAGCCAGTTCATTTACTGCGTTGCCAACTTCTTGTTCAACAAGAGCGGCACTCTCAGAAAGAACGGTTTGACGAATAGCTTCGGTACGCTCATTGAGTGCTGATTCAAAAACAACTGAAGCCTTGCCCATGAAATCTTCGGAGAGATTTTCACCAGAGAAAAGATTCTGAAGTTGTTCGTTCATTGCAGCCTGTGCTCCTTGTGCAGCAGGAGCATCTACGCCGCCACTCATTGGACGGAGACTTCCTTGATTTTGCTGAGCACGACCTTCAAGCCAGCTCAAATCTTCGGTACCAAGAACAACTCCCTTACCAGAAGCATCTTGAGTATAAGTACGTGCATCAATCAAGACATTAGACGGTTGAGCGACATTGTTTTTTTGTGGTTGCATATATTAGTTCCTTAATCCTTGTTATTTATATTATTCAATATTTCTAGTAGTAAAAATGTTAAAAACGAGTAAATTATTTAGTTATTTTTTTGTTGTCTTGAAATTCATACCAGCCATTCTTGGGTCATATAAAGCAGCTCCTGTAAGAGTAGCAGCTTCATCGGCAGCAGCACTAACGTATTGTTTTGGGTTAATTACATCAAAAACATCTTTACCTAATTGACCAGCTACTCCAAGCAATTTCCCGCCTACAGATGTTGGTGCAGCCTTTGCAGCCTTTGCAGCAGCTGATCCTAAAAATGCACCAGCAAGACCTGTAGCAAGATTTGCCCCAGCATTGCCTAATTTGTTTAATCCTGTTCTGTAATAATTAAATCTTTCTTCGGCACCCTGTTTAGAAAACCCAAGACCAGCTAATCTGCCTGTTGCGGTGGCAGCTAATTCTCTAGGAGGAGTTCCTACAATATAACCGACTTTTGGTGCATAATCTTTAATAAAATCTATACTTGTTTTTGCAGCAGCAGCAGCAGCATTTTTGATTTGATTATTATAAGCTTGTGTTGCTGCACGTGCAGCGTTAGTAGCGGCAATGCCAAC